AAATAAAAATAAAAAATGAAAGATAAATTATTAATATCAAGCGATTTTTATAGTGTACAAGGCGAAGGAATATCAACAGGTGTCCCATCATATTTTGTACGTTTAGGTTTATGTAACTTACATTGTGGAATGTCAAGAGCATTTACAAACCAACTAACTAAAGAAAAATCACTAGCAGACGGTGAAATATTCAAAGGTGACTTAGAATTAGAAGGTAAAGCATCTTGGACTTGTGACTCAACGTCTCAATGGTTATGGCGAGGTGAAGAAAAAGATTTTCAATATCTAATTGATCAATGGAAAGAACAAAACATATATGATGACATTTTAAATGGTGATGTTCATATCATTTGGACAGGTGGAGAACCTACAATTAAAAGTCATCAAGAAGCAATTGTTAATTTCTTAAATGAATTTGAACAGCAAAGTATTAAAGAATTTTATGGAGACTCTACATCATATAGTGATGGTGACTTTAACATATTTAATGAAATAGAAACTAATGGTACAATAGTAATTGGAGATGAGTTATTTGTTCTTCTAAGTCAAATCAACTGCTCACCTAAGCTAAGTAACTCAGGTATGACTGAAAAACAACGTATTAATCCAGAAGCGATTAAACGAATAATGTCACATAATAATTATCAATTTAAATTTGTAATAAGTAATGAAGAAGATATCCAAGAAATATTCAGTGATTTTATCGTACCATTTAGCATACCTCTTAAGAATGTAGTTGTAATGCCAGGAATGGATTCACAAACTCAGTTTCATGAAAGAACCAATTTCATTATGGAAATGGCCAAGAAATATAAAATAAGAGGGTTATCAAGAATGCACATAAGTGCTTGGGATAAAACACTAAATGTATAAGTTATGAATACTTCTTTAGAAGAAAAATATAATAAATTCGTGTTTAACTATTGGAAGGGTGTATATGAGATGAAAATAACTTCAAACGCAATATTAGATAACTATATTGCTGATTTATTTATTAGATTGGGCGCCCCTCTTACTAAAAAAGAATGGTTAGGTCAAGAATTACAAGAGGCAACTAGTATTGAAGATTATGAATATTGCCTTCAATTAAAAAATGAACTATTAAATGTATAAGTAATGAATATAAAATAATATTTATAATAAAATATAATTATGATTAAATTAATTGATTTATTAAAAGAATTTGAGTATGGTACTTATTTGTTTAGCGATCCTAATGATAAAAGTATAGTTAATAAACAGCAGCTCAAATCACTTATTTCAAAGAAAGAACCAAATTCAAATGATGAGAAGATTTTTTTAAAAGCATTAAATAAATATTTTTCAGATAATGTTGAAAAGACTATTGATGTTAATGTATTAAATAAACTATTACAGCTCAAATCAAAATTTCCAAATATTTTAGACCCGTCTATGTCTAGATATTCGTCAGCATATAGAGGTACAACTATTGATATAGACATATTACTTGAAAGTGATATTAAATTTTATAACTTTAATGTATATATTATTAAATCACCAGACATAACTATACAATCAAAAGGATCTACCGGGTATCTTAGTTTTAGTAATTCATATCAACAAGCTGAACTTTTTAGTAAGGTAAATTCTAAAGATATTAATAAATTAATTAGTACTAACACATTTCCTATTATATCAGAAATAGATTTAACCAATCCAAACTTATTATTTAATACCGAATTCACAAGAGCTGTATCTGAATTTGATGAAGAAGAATTTATATTAGTAGATAATAAATTTACTCCTAGTAATATATTCATAGCAAACCCTAATGATATATTTAGTAAGATTAAAAATATAAAAAAGACGGCTCCTAAATTTTACGAGTTACAATCTAAATTAAATATAAGTAAATAACTAAACAAATAAGTTATGAAAATTCTATTTAACCAAACCCAACTTCAACAAGCTGTTGAGAAAGTAGCTAGAGAAATTCATTCTAGACACTACAATGATCCAAATCCACCTGTAATGGTATGTGTTTTAAACGGAGCATTTATGTTTTTTACGGATTTAGTTAGACAAATTAATATTGATTGTGAAATTGATTTTATGAGAGTTAAATCATACCAAGATCAAGATCAATTTGAAATAACAATGACTAAAGATATAGAAACTGATATCACAGATAGAACTGTTTATATAGTAGACGATATTATAGATTCAGGAAACACCATGATATCTATTGGTAAACACTTAAAGTCCCAACCTAATACGCCTAAAGATATAGTGTTTGTATCATTATTTAAAAAATATACTTCTGACTTAGACTGCATTTATGGGATTGAGTTAACAGATGAAACATGGATTTACGGTTATGGATTAGACGGAGAAAATGGTTTATATAGAAATAAGAAAGATATATTTGGAAAATTAGAAGAAATTGATTAAATTTATAATATGGATAAAATAACAAAATCAAACGGGAATAGTCCTCGTACACCCGAACAAATAGAAGAAATGATTAAAGAAGCATCTATACATTATGGTGCTTTCTTAGAATCAATGGGATTTGATTATAAAGCAGATCCACAAACAATTGATACTCCTAAAAGGGTCTCAAAGGCTTGGCTTAAAGATTTAATTGTAGGTTCAGTTTCAGACGAACCTAGAATCACTACATTCCCAAATGAAGATAATTATAATGGTTTAGTAGTACAAAGTGGAATACCAGTAGTATCAATGTGTGCTCACCATAATTTAGCATTTACAGGTTATGCTACAGTAGCATATCTACCTGGAGAAAATGTAGTTGGATTATCTAAGTTAAATAGAATTGTTGAATGGTTTTCTCGTAGACCACAAATGCAGGAATCATTAACACAACAAATTCATGACTATATTGCTACTAAATTAGATTGTGATTCTGTAGCAGTAAGTATTGCTTGTAAACATACTTGTTGTAGTTCAAGGGGAATTAAACATCCATCTGTAATGACTACAAATAAATTTAGTGGTATGTTTATGGAGAAAAATAATATGATACGTGAAGAATTTCTTCACGCTATTTCTAAAAACGGAACCGAATTATAAATAAAAATATGCTAAACTCAAAACAAATATTAGAAGAAGGTCTATTAAAATTAGATAATACCCAAGGCAAACCAGCACAAGTTGGATATGATATTACACTCAAAGCAGTGAATAAATTAAAATCATCTACAAAAATAGGTAAAGTATTAAAAGACAAAACTGAATTATGCGAATATATTCCTCAAGAATTATTTCCACTAGAAGGTAAAAAAGGATGGATACTTTACTCAGGAGTATATGATATTACCTTTAACGAAGGATGTAAATTACCATCAAACCGTGTAGCGTTTATTAAACAACGTTCATCACTTTATCGTAATGGTACAATTATTAATAGTCCTGTATTTGATCCTGGATTTGAAACAGAAAATATGGGTACTATAATGTATGTTTATGAAACAATATTCATTGAACAAGACGCTCGAGTAGCCCAAATTTATTTCCACGAATGTGAACCAGCTGAACTTTATGATGGTCAGTTTCAAGGAGACAAACAAAGACAATAAAATATAGCAGATCAAAATTTCTTAATATTTATGACAAACACTACTAATTATGTCAATAATATTAAGAAATACCAAAGGCTCAGCATTAACCTACAGTGAATTAGATGGAAATTTTATATTCCTGTCAAGTACATATGCTACTACTGGCTCTAATACATTTACAGGAAATCAAATTATAACAGGTTCAGTAAAAATTACTGGATCTTTAACTGTAATAAATAATATTACAAGCAATAGTATTACAGGTAGTAGTATTACAGGTAGTTTTATAGGTGCTTTTAATGGTACATCAAGTTACGCTAATAACTCTAACTTATTAGATGGTTTAGATAGTACAATATTTGCAAAAACTGGTTCAAATATTTTTATTGGAAATCAAACTATTGGAGCTGTTGGTGCATCTTCAAATTATAAATTATATCTTAATGAACCCATTAATGGAAACTATTGGTCTTTATATTCAACTCTAGATGATGGTTTTTTTACTTTAGACAGTCTTAGTACAAGTAATGTTATAGTAGCAGATCAAGGAGGACACGTAGCTATTGGAACAGCCTCTACAACAGATAAACTACGTGTAAATGGTAATATTTATGCTACTTCATTTACAGGTTCATTAAAAGGTAATGTTACAGGTTCATTATTTGGAAGTTCATCATACGCCTTAAGCAGTTCAGTTGCTTTTTCAAGTTCATATGCTGTAAGTAGTTCATATTCTAATAATGCTAATTTATTAGATGGTTTAGATAGTACAATATTTGCAAAAACTGGTTCAAACAATTTTATAGGAAACCAATCAATATTTGGTAATGAATCTATTACGGGTTCTTTAAATATGGCTGGGATATCAAATGTTATTACTACAGCATCATATGGTAATATAAGTGTTGCAAATATAGGAGGAGGCTCAACAGTATGGAACTCAGATTTTTATGTTTATTATTCAGGAATTTCAGGAAGTACTCATACTGATTTAAGTCCTGTATATACTGCCTCTAATGATGGTTCTGGTACTAATTCAGCTTTTCAAATATCTGTAAATAATCCAATCACTTTATCTCCTGGAGGGATGTTAGATGATACTCAATATATTATATGGATTAAAAACGCAAAAGATAATTCATGGCATAAACTAGTAAATCAGAATATAAATGCATTTCAATATCCACAATACATTAGTATTCCTTTAACTCCAGGTACCCAAACAAAAAATAATTTTAATACAGATTTAACAAATGCTGGTTTTTCATCTGTTTCAGACCCAAATCCATATAATAATACTACAACTTACATATCTGCGTCTTCAACTGTAATAATATCTGGTACTGGGATAACATCTATTGTTGGAATAGATGCTGTATCATTTACAGGTTCATTAAAAGGTAATGTTACAGGTTCATTATTTGGAAGTTCATCTTATGCTTTAAGCAGTTCTTATGCTTTAAGCAGTTCATTATCTATTACTTCATCTTATTCTCTTACCTCAACAAGTTCATCATACGCCTTAAGTAGTTCATATTCTAATAATGCTAATTTATTAGATGGTTTAGATAGTACAATATTTGCAAAAACTGGTTCAAACAATTTTACAGGAAGCCAAAGCATGACTGGTTCTTTATCTATTACAGGATCTTTATACATGTTATCAGCTGATGGAACTCAATTATTATCTATTACAAGTTCTATTTCTTCTTCTATAAGTCAATCTATTACCCAAACCGTATCATCATTTAATGGTACTGTGAGTTTAAATAAAAACCCAGGAATATTTCAATGGAACACAGATTTTGCAGTTTATTATGTAGGATATATTGGTAGTACTCATACTGAATTAAGCCCAGTAACAACATTTACACATGATAATACTAGTTATTCAACTTTTTTTTTCACATTAGATAACGGAATTAGTTTATCTCCAGGTACTCAATCTATAGACAATAATGGATATGAAATATGGGTAAAGGATTTAAATAATAATACTTGGTATCATAAACCAAACCAAACATTAACCACATTACAATCTTCAGGTTTTATAATTAATTTAAGTGGAAAAACATCAACAAATTTTGATACAGATTTAAATAATGCTGGATTTATTTCAGGAGTTGATCCAACATCTTATATTAATAATATTACATTTAACGTTAATAATACACTTTCATATACATCATCAATAACATCATTAAAATCTCAGTTAAACGTAAATTCAGTTTCTGGTTCTAGAATATACCCTACATCATCAGGTATACCTACGTTCTCAGGTTCAGATGGTCAGTTTGTATTTGGAACTACAAGTGGAAAATATTATATATATACTTGGATGTCAAATGCATGGCGATCAGGATCATTAGTATAATATTAAAGTAAAATTTGGCCTCTTACGAGGCCTTATTTATCTTTATACTAATGTATCAATCAATATATTATTCCCACCAAGACTATACTTACCACTTACGTGACGATAAAACTGGATGGAATGCTTTTCAATTCCAACCCACGTTCTGGAAACGAGTTAAAGAATATCAAGATGGAGCTCAACCTGTTTTAACTGGTGGTTGGGCTATACCTACTAAAAAATACGACAAAAACGATCCTAACTTACTAGAGAAAGATATTAGTAAAGAACTATTAGTATTAAGGGAGTTATATTCTCAATATGATGATGTTGTTCCTTCATACCATAATATTTTATATCTTGATATTGAAATAGAAATGGGAGGTGCTTTAACACCTGAATATATTAAATCTGCACCTATGCCTCTTACTTCTCTTGCCTTAAGAGATATGACAACTAAACAATGGATTTGTTTTGTTATTGATAAGACAGGTGAAATACAAGAAACAAATCAAAACAATAAACTTATTATTCCATGTGGTTCTGAAAGGGAACTAATAAAACGATTTTTAGATAAATGGGAAGAATTAGACCCAACAATAGTAGTAGGATATAATTCAGCATATTTTGATATGCCTTACTTATATTATAGAATGCAACGTATTGTAGGAAATGAGGTTTATCGTTTATCTCCAATTAAAAAAATAAACGCTAGAGATTTTAATGGTGAAAACCAAGTTTCTATAGGTGGAGTTAATCATTTAGATTATATGCTTCTTCATAAAAAATATATTATGAAAGAAGAACCATCTTATAAATTAAATGATATTGGTTTAAGATATGTTGATTTAGGTAAAATTGAATATGATGGAAACTTAAATACATTATTTAAAAATGATATTAACAAGTTTATAGATTATAACTTACGTGATGTTGAAATTATTGAAAAATTAGAAGAAAAACTTAAATTTATAGAATTAACAATTATGATATCTCATATTTGTAATATCCCATATGAAAGTATATATTATAATACTGTAATGAATGAGGGTGCTATATTAAAATATCTTAAACGTGAAGGTATTGTCTCACCAAATAAACCAACTACACACAATCCTCATTTAAGACCAATACCTGGAGTTAAAGGTGAATCATATGCTGGTGGTTTTATTTTAGAACCTATCCCAGGTTTATATTTCGATGTTATTGATTTGGATTTTACATCACTATATCCATCTATTATTAAATCACTTAATCTAGGTATTGAAACATTAGTAGGTAGAATTAGAGTTGATTATAAACCATCATATGAACAAAACCATAGTTTAGAAAAACTTAAAGAACGTGATCCTAAAGAAATAATTACAATTGAAAAACTAAACAAAGAAAACTATACTTTATCATCAACAGAAATACCTCTTGGTAAATTAATTAAAATTATAGAAGATAATGAATATACAATTTCAGCGTCAGGAGCTATGTTTAGAACTGATGAACAAAGTATATGTTCTAAGATTTTACAAGATTGGTTTGAAAAACGAGAACATTATAGAGGATTAAAGAAAAAAGCAGGTAAAGAAGAAGATTGGGCTAACTATAAATTATATGATTTGTTTCAACATGCTTTTAAGATTCTACAAAATGCTATGTATGGTACATATGCTAAAAATGGATGGAGATATACTGATGGACATTTAATTTGTAGTGCTGGAATTACAAATAGTGGTCAACGTTTAACACAAGAAAGTATTGCATTTGTAAATAATAAAATTAATACTGAGTTAAAACAAGATAACCAAAATGTTTGTATTAGTGACACAGATAGTGTTTACATAGGATTAAGTAGTTTACTTAAACATAGATATCCTAACATGACTCCTGAAACTAAAGATAAATATATCTTAGAAATGGCGTCTGAAATACAAAATGAATCTAACTACTACTTAAATGAACTAAGTAAAGATTTATTTAATATTAGACATGGTTCTCATTACTTCCAATTAAAACAGGAAGTAATCGCATCAAGTATTATTGTTACAGGTAAACGTAGATATGCTATGTATGTAACTAATAAGGAAGGTGTTGCAGTACAGGAACTAGACATGAAAGGATTAGAATTAATGAAATCCAACATGAATAAATTATTTAAAACATTTGGAGAGAATCTTATTAAGAATATATTATTTGGTAAAACTAAAGAAGAAATCGATACGGATATAGTTGATTTTTACAAATCACTTAAAACATTAGACATTAGGCAACTCGGTAAACCAACTGGAGTAAAACAATTATCTTCATATTATTCACCACCAACATCAGGCGAGATGTTTAGTACATTTAAAGTAAAAGCACCTTATAATACAAAAGCAGCTGTTCGATATAATGACTTACTTAAATTTAAAAGATTAGATAAGAAGTTTGAATCTATAGTTGAAGGTGATAAGATTTTTGTTATTAACTTAAAGCCAAATGTTTACAAATTAGAAACAATAGGTTTACCAAACGCTAAAATACCTGAAGAAATAGAAAAATTTGTTAAGGACTATATTGATATAGATGAAATATTTGAAACACTATTACTAAATAAATTAAAGGAACTTTATAAAGATTTAAAGTGGTCTTTTCCTAGCTTAAATGAAAATATTGGAAAATTTTTTAAATTTTAAACATGATAAATAAATTACAATTACAAAGCATCATTTCAAAATATTACCTAAATGGTTTAGTAGAATCAGTTAAATGGGTTATTAAAGATAAAAAACTAACTATTCGTTTTATGTCTCCATCTAAAGATATGTTAGGTGAACTTGAATTTAAAGAGCTAAATTTAGGTAATAACGAGTTAGCAATATTTAATACCTCACAATTAAATAAATTGATAGGAATTACATCAGGTACATTGTTATTAGATATAACTAAGAATAACAGTATAGCAACCCGTTTAAACATAGCAGATGCTCAATTTAATCTAACATACGCCTTAGCAGATGTTATGTTAATAAGTAAAGTAGCTAAAGTAGAAGAACCTGAATCATATGCTGCGGAATTAAAACTTGAAAATGAACAAATAATGGCTTTAATAAAAGCTAAAAACGCATTACCTGATACATTACATCTTATTATTTCAAATAGTACAGATTTTAATGGTGACTCGATATTAAACTTTACTTTAGGTGATTCTGGTGAGTATGCAAATAAAATTACTTATTCTATCCCAGCTAATATTAATACATCTATTAATATTCCGTTTGACCCAAACATACTTAAAGAAATACTAGTTGCTAATAAAGATTCAGAAAATGGAAAATTAAGTATTAGTACTGAAGGATTAATGAAGTTAGAATTCCAGTCAAATGAATTAAAAGTAGTGTATTATATAGTAAGAAAACAAGATAATTAGTTTGGCTTTTCACTCAATAAATGTTATATTTATAATAGATAAACAACCAATATATGGGATTCAAAACTGACAGAATGTCCGCACAGGACCGAATTTTAAACCAATTTGATAGAGTGTTAAAAAATGAGAAATGGAAAGAAAAAAATGATTTGAAATCTCAATTAGAAAATATTCCACCTCCACCTCCAAAAAGAAAAATATATGACGATGATAAACCAATATATCTTCCATTATATGCAATGAAATATAAAATTGAAGATAGAATAGCAAAAGAAGAAGCAAAATCAGCAGCAAAGAAAAAACAATAATGCTTGGTTATTAGTAAAATAAATGTTATATTAATATAAATAAAAATAAAAGTTATGGAAAACGAAATGTTAAAATCATCAACAATCATTAAGGATAAAATGATTGAACCTTATTTCATAGGTAAAGATTCAACTTGTTATACCGTTTATGAACTTGCTAAAGCAAATAATGACGATGTAAAACCAAAACGAGGTAGAAAACGCGTTTTAACTGAAGAAAATAAAGATAAAGTTTATCTTAAGGCTCACGGTTACTTTACTAATTTTGAAAATTGTTTAGGTGAAATTGCTAAACTAAAAATTAACACTCGTAATTATGATTCTATTAAAGAATATATTGGTGAGTGGAGTAGAGTTAAAACAGAATTAAATCAAATTATAAACATAGGAATATGAAACTAAAACCAGTACACAACCATGTAATTATTAAACAGGTTGAAGAAGAAGAAACACAATATGGGAACATTATAGTTCCTGATATTGGTAAAGAATTACCTAAAATAGGTATTGTAACAGCTATTGGAATCGGGACATTTACCCAAAATGGAGATATAATTCCCATTCAAGTAAAAGTAGGTGATAAAGTAGCATTTGCTTCATTTAGTGGAGTTAAATTTACTATCCAATCAGAAGATTTTATTTGTTTAAAAGATCAAGAAATACTAACTATTATAGAAGAAGATGAACAAAATAATTAATTATGGACCTGATGCTAGAAAAAAACTAGCTACCGGTATCGACAAGTTATCAGACGCAGTTACATCAACATTAGGTCCTAACGGACGAAATGTTGTTTATGTTGAAAATGGAGAAGTACGTAGTACTAAAGATGGAGTTACAGTTGCAAAAGTTATCTCTAAACTAGAAGATCCAATTGAAGATTTAGGTGCGCAAATGTTAAAACAAGCATCTATTAAAACAGCTAATAACGCTGGTGATGGTACAACAACATCTACTTTACTTGCTCAACAAATCATTAAAGAAGGATTATCATATCTTGATAAAGGTTCTAATGCAGTTGAAATTAAGAAAGGTATTGATGCCGCTGTTAAAGAAGTAGTTGCTGAATTATATAAAAATGTTGTTACTGAGATTTCATCTGAAGAACAATTAAAACAAATAGCAACTATATCAGCAAATGGAGATGAAGAAATAGGAGTATTAATTGCAGAAGCTATCCAAAAAGTAGGACGTGAAGGTGTAGTTCATATTGAAGAATCTAAAACAGATGATACACGTCTTGAAACAGTAGAAGGTATGCAATTTGATCGTGGTTATAAATCACCTTATTTTGTTACCGATAACAATACTATGTCTTGTACTTTAGAAAATCCACTTATTCTAATTGCAGATAAAAGATTTACTACTGTTAAAGAGTTATTACCTATCCTAGAAAGTGTATCAACCCAAAATAGATCACTTTTAATCATTGCAGAAGATATTGATAGTGAAGCATTAGCTACTCTTATTGTAAATAAAATGAGAGGTATTGTTAAAGTATGTGCTGTTAAAGCTCCTGATTTTGGTGATAGAAGAAAATTAATACTTGAAGATATTGCTAAATTAACTGGTGGTCAAGTATTTTCAACTGAAAAAGGAATGAAATTAGATAAATTTAGTTGGGATTGGTTTGGTGAATCACGAGTAGCAACTATAACTAAAGAACAAACAACTATTGTTGATGGTAAAGGTAAAGAAGATATTATTACTAAACATATAGAAGAGTTACAAACACAAATTGAAAATCCAAACTTAACACCTTACGAAATTGAGAAATTACAAGAACGATTAGCAAAATTTGTAGGTGGAGTAGTTATTATTCATGTTGGTGGAAATTCGGAACTTGAAATGAAAGAAAAGAAAGACCGAGTAGATGATGCTTTAAACGCTACTAAAGCTGGAGTAGAAGAAGGTATTGTACCTGGTGGAGGAGCAGCTTTAATATATGCTAGAGAAGCCATTACTAAAACAAGATCAGAACTAGATTCAGATATTCATATTGGTAAAGCAATCGTTTATAAAGCATGTGCCTCACCATTTATTAAAATTTTAACTAACGCTGGATACACAACAGAAGAATGTTATAATCTGATTAATAAGATGGAACCTAAAGATAACAATTATTGGATTGGTTATGATCTTAAATCAGAATCGTTTGTTAACATGAAAGATCAAGGTATTATCGATCCAGTTAAAGTAACAAGAAACGCAATTCAAAACGCAGCATCTGTAGCAGGAACAATATTATTAACTGAATGTACTATAGTAGATAAACCTGAAGATAAGAAACTAAATATACCTGATATGGGTGGAATGGAAGGAATGTTTTAATGGAAACAAAAACTAAAGAATATTATAAATTAATTGCTATGAGAGTTCCACCTAGTGATAGGTGGAGCTTAAATAGCGATAAAGATACTATTTATAATTCACTAACTGAAGTATTAGAAGCGTATTTTAAAGAAACAAAGAAATCTTGCGATTTTAAATTATCACCATTAAAAGGAATGTTATATTCTATAACAGAAACAGAAGAAGAAATAATACCTGAACCACCTAAAAAATTTAACATTTACGGAGATTACTAATGAGTAAAAAAATACACACAATATTAAATGAAAAGTATCGTCCTGATACTTTAGAAGGATATATTTGTAAAGAAGAAGACAAAATTAAATTCCAAGAATTCATTGATATACAAGATATACCTCATTTGTTATTTGCAGGTAAACCAGGTTCAGGTAAAACTACAATTGCTAAAATATTAGTTAAAAATATCGACTGTGATTACATCTATTTAAATGCTTGCGACGAACGTTCAATTGATGTTATGAGAGATAAAGTAGGAGCATTTGCTGCTGCTGGTTCATTTAAACCGCTTAAAGTAGTAATATTAGATGAAGCTACTCATATTTTACAAGCATCACAAGTAATATTACTTAATATGATGGAAACGTTTAGTTTAACTACTCGTTTTATACTAACAGGTAATTATCCTGAAAGATTAATTGAACCACTTAGAAGTAGGTTACAAGATTTTAATTTAGTACCCCCAACTAAAAAAGCAATAGCAAAACATGTTTCTGAAATTTTAACTAAAGAAGAAATTAGTCATACACCTGGAGACATTGTTACTATTGTAAATCGTTTTTATCCTGACTTTAGAAAAATCATTAATAATTGTCAAAAATACACAGTTGATAAAACATTAAAATTAGATACTTTATCTAGTACTGATGATGAGTATAAAGAAAAAATATTAATCGAACTAAAAACTAAATCATCAAAAACATTTAATAATATTAGACAAATAATAGCTAATAGTGAAGTAGATGATTTCGGAGATTTATTTAGATTTTTATTTGATAAAACATCAGAATATGCTTCTGGAAGTGAAGGTGAAGTAATAATAGCAATAGAAGAATATCAATATCATTCTAATTTTAGAATTGATTCAGAAATAAATATTTGTGCACTAATAAGTAAAATAATCAAAACAATATGAACACACCAAAAGAACAAATTAAATTAAATTTAGACATTACATCTACTCAACCAATATTAACACCTGATGGAAATCATGTTGTAACTGAGGGTTTTGTCTTAAGAAAAGTATCTAAATTCATTGCTGGTACAGCGGAAGATGGAGTTATACCAATTCCTTGTTTTTACGATGTTAAAACTTCACGTATATTAATTGAAACTCTACCTAAAGAATTAAGAGCAGAGTATGAAGAATACCAAAAAGCAAGCGAGTAATTTTTCTATATTTGATTGGCTAAAAGAAATATGCTATATTAAATCTGATTGGAATAAATTTTCAAATGAACAATTAAAAACATTTGAACCGTACTTAATTAATCGTTTCTTAAGTATGAATGAAGATTATACTGAATTGATTAATTATGTACAAACCATTCCATATTCTGAAAAAGAAAAATACTATAGATTATATTGTAACTTATTACCTAAAAAACAGTTTTGGTCTAAGTATATTAAATCTGAAAATAAATCACTTAATAAAGATCTAATTCACCATTTAACAATATATTTTGAGTGTGGATCTAAAGATATTATTGATTATATTGGATTTTTAGATAAAACAATCATTAGTCAATGTTTATCAGATATGGGTATTGAAGACAAAGAAATAAAAAAACTAATAAAATGATAGACACAATAACAGAATCCGTTATCGAAGATTTAAAATCAAGAAGCGCTCGTGGTATTCAAAAATACAGAACCACACTCGATCAAAACAATAATGATGATTTTATGCGTCATTTATATGAAGAATTATTAGATGCGGCTCAATACGTTAAAAAAGAAATGTCTATCATTCCTGAATTACAACAAATGATTGATGAAAATCCTAATGATATGTTATTAGGTGAAGCCATAAGAAAAAAATACGCCAAATATAATGTCTAAAAAGAAACTACCTCAAATAGTTAAAACTATTAGATCACACCCACCTTTAGAAATTGATTATAGATTTCAAAAAAGTATTTCTTATAGTCAATTTTCAGTTTATCAAAATTGTCCTCATAGATGGAAACTACAATATAAAGATGGGATTAATCTATTTTCATCTACTATCCATACCTGTTTTGGAACAGCAATACATGAAGCATTACAACATTATTTAACTGTGATGTTTGATGTGAGTGGAGTAGAAGCAGATAAAATAGAAATGGATGAGTATTTTAAAGAAAAATTCATTGAACAATATCAAATAAATTATAAACAAAATAACAACGCTCATTTTTCATCACCAGAGGAATTAAGAGAATTTCATGATGATGGGTTAGCAATTATTGAGTGGTTTAAAAAATATAAATCTGATTATTTTTCAAAAACAGGTTGGGAATTAATTGGGTGTGAGATACCATTATTATTACCGTTAGATAACCGGTTTAAAAACGTTATATACAAGGGTTATTTGGATCTCGTGTTATACCACGAACCTACAAATACTGTTAAAATAATCGATATTAAAACATCGACTAGGGGATGGGGAGATAAAGAAAAGAAAGATGAACAAAAACAATTCCAACTTATATTATATAAAGAATTATTAAGTAGACAATTTAATTTAGACCCAGATAATGTTGAAATTGAGTTTTTTATTGTTAAACGTAAAATATATGAAAACTCAGAATTTCCATCAAAACGAATTCAATTATTTACTCCTCCATCAGGTAAAATAAAAACAAAACGAGCAATAACCAGTTTAACTAATTTTATTGAGGAAGTTTTTACTTACGATGGAGTAATTAAAGATATAGATTATATTAAAATACCATCAAAATACAATTGTAATTATTGTGTTTTTAAAAACAGGAAAGATCTTTGTGATAAAGGTATATTTTAATATATTTGTATATATTTATTATATATAAGTATATAAAATAATATGGCAAAAGATCAAACATTAACCTCAGTGAAAGTCGATCCTGAGTTATTTGACCAATTTAAGATAAGTTGTATCAAGTATAAATTCTCACTACAAAAACTAACAGATAGAGCAATTCATATGTATCTAACAGATGAAACATTTAGAAAACAAATTCATAATTATCAAATAAAAGAAATAGAATAAATTTATGAAAGACAAATTAGGTTATGTTCCTCAAAAAGATAGGAAAAAAATTCTACTTATTTGTGATGACATTAGAGTCCATTCAGGAGTAGCAACAGTCGCAAGAGAATTAGTTGTAAATTCATGTCATCATTTTAATTGGGTTAATGTTGGAGGAGCAATCCAACATCCAGAAGTAGGTAAACGTTTAGATTTATCTGCTGATACTAATATTCACGCTGGAATTACTGATTCATCAGTTACAGTTTATCCTGTAAATGGATATGGTGATACTTCTTTCTTACGTCAAATGTTAGAATTAGAAAAGCCAGATGCTATATTTTTAATTACTGATCCAAGATATTTTACTTGGTTATTTAATATTGAAAACGAAATTAGAAAAACAATTCCTATTGTTTATTTAAATATTTGGGATGATTTACCAGCACCACATTATAACAAATCATATTATGAAGCTTGTGATTTATTGTTAGGTATTTCAAAACAAACTGTAAACATTAATAGAATGGTTTTAGGTGATAAAGCTAAAAATAGAATTCTTAAATATGTTCCTCATGGATTAAATAAAAATACATTTAAACCATTAAATGAAACTAGTGATGAATGGAAGGAATTTTTAACGTTTAAGAAAGGTATGTTAAATAATAAAGAATATGATTTTACTTTATTCTTTAATTCAAGAAACATTCGCCGTAAACAAATACCTGATACAATGATGGCGTTTAGGTTGTTTTTAGATAAATTACCTAAAGAAAAAGCTAAAAAATGTGCTTTAGTATTACATACTGAATTAGTAAGTGAACATGGTACAGATTTAAGAGCAGTTAAAGAACTATTATTTGAAGAATTTGAAGATAATATTATATTTTCAACTGGTAAATTAGATGGAAAACAAATGAATTTCCTTTATAATTTAGCTGATGCTCAAATTTTATTAACTTCAAACGAAGGATGGGGATTAAGTTTAACAGAAGCAATGTTAGCTGGATTACCTATTATTGCTAATGTAACAGGTGGAATGCAAGATCAAATGAGATTTGAAAATGATAAAGGTGAGTGGATTGATTTTGATAAAAACGTTCCTTCTAATCATAGAGGTACTTATAAAAAACATGGTAAATGGGCGTTTCCAGTATTTCCAAGTAACATTTCAATTATGGGTTCACCTCCAACACCTTATATTTTTGATGATAGATGTAAACCAGAAGATGCTACAGAACGTATGTTTGAATTATATAATATGTCTAACTCAGATAGAAAAGCATGTGGATTAGCAGGTAGGGAATGGGCAATAAGTGATGAAGCAGGATTTACATCTGAAAAGATGGCTAATAGAGCTATTGAAGCGATAGATGGATTATTTTCAACTTGGAAACCAAGAGAAAAATTTGAATTAATCAATACAAACGAAGTTAAAAAAAGAGTTTTAAACCATAAATTAATTTACTAAAATGAGTAAACCGTTATTTATAATAAGTTCTCCATTTGATACCTATTCAGGATATGGAGCACGTAGTCGAGATTTAATAAAAGCAATTATCGCTTTAGACAAATATGAAGTTCAATTACTACCTCAACGTTGGGGTGATTGCGCTTGGGGATTTTGTAAAGACAATCCTGAATGGGAATTTTTATACAAATATAAGTTAAATAACCCACAATTACCTAAACAACCTGAAATATGGGCACAAATCACAGTACCCAATGAATTCACACCTATAGGTAAGTATAACATTGGTTTTACAGCAGGTATTGAAACTACTATATGCTCACCTGAATGGATTGAGGGTATTAATAGAATGAATTTAACTATAGTTTCTTCTAATCATTCAAAACAAGTATTTGAAAATAGTAAATTTGAAAAACGTAATAAACAAACTAATCAAGTTGAAGGTATTATTAAATTAGAAAAACCAGTTGAAGTATTATTTGAAGGAGCTAATACAGATTTGTATAGAGTGTTAGATAGTATTCCTGAAACAGATTTATCTAAAGCATTAAATGGTATTAAAGAAGATTTTGCCTACTTATATTTAGGACATTGGATTCAAGGTGATATAGGTGAAGATAGAAAAAATACAGGTTTATTAGTTAAAGCATTTTTTGAAACATTTAAGAACAAAACAAAGAAACCAGCATTAATATTAAAAACATCAGGAGCTGTATCATCATATAATGATAGAGAAGAAATGTTAAGTAGAATTCAACAAATAAGAGAAACAGTTGATTCAATTAATTTACCTAATGTTTATCTTTTACATAGTGATTTTACTGATGAAGAAATTAATCAATTATATAATCATCCAAAAGTAAAAGCAATGGTTAATTTAACTAAAGGTGAAGGATTTGGAAGACCATTACTTGAATTTAGTTTAATTAAAAAACCACTTATAACAACCGCTTGGAGTGGACATATAGATTTCTTAAATAAAGATTTTTGCAGTTTAATAAATGGAGAACTTAAAAATGTTCATCCAAGTGCCGCAAATCAATTTCTATTACAAGAATCACAATGGTTTAATCCAAATCCAGGAGAAATAGGACATTACCTAAAAGATGTATTTAAAAATTATAAAAACTATACTGACGGAGCAAAACGCCAAGCATATAAAAGTAAAACTGAATTTAATTGGGATAAAATGAAAGAAAAAACAGATTCAATATTGACCCAATATATTCCTGAATTTCCAAAAGCAATTCCTTTAGTTTTACCTCAACTCCGTAAAGTAGAAATACCAAAATTAACTAAAATATAATATGGACGAATTAATAGAATGTGGAAGATGTGGAGGAAACGCATGTTACGCAGTAGAAGTATCACCTGAAATAAAAAACTATTGGTGTTATGGATGTGGTTTTATATCTAACTCAGTAATGAAAATAGATAGTGAGTTTTTAAAAGAACAAATGGAAATGCTTCCTGATTTATATAAAGCCTTAATGGTTGAAGATGAAGAAGGTAAAGTATGGATGCCTTCAACAGTAAATATTTTTGATAAAGGAATGGTGTTTGCAAGTGGTAATAATGCTTTAAATTGGAGATGGGCGTCTGTTAAAGCAACTCCTGTACTTGAATCAGAACAAGAAAAATACAAACTTAAAGACGGTACTTCTCCTAAATGGAGAATGGATATGACAACCCAAAGATACTTTGAAGAAAAAGATTATATAGAAGCTTTAAGTTTTATTGGAGTTTTACCAGAATAATATTATATTAATAATATGACACCAGAAGAATTTATAAAATGGCTTGAAGGTTATTTAGATGGAGTAACTTTTCAAAGTAAAGAAGATGTTAAGGATTTATTAATCCAAGTGATTAAAACAAAACTATCTCAAGTAGAATTACCTTCTCCTAGATTAAAAGGTTTATCAGAACCACCTTATGAAAATCCATATAAAGGACCATGGACAAATCCATACACTATTAATTTTGATTCTATACCAGATGAAGTACCATATGGAGATTTATGTTCATGTAATCCTAAAAATGGAGGAAGTGGAATATGTGGTTGTGTAATGGGAAATAAAATGGTTCCTAATCCTATGAAGTACAAAACAGGTCAAGATGTTTTAAATGGAACTACAACAACTACAACATGGCCTCTTAATGGAAATATAACATATACAGCAGGAGAAAATTTAGTATATAATAATGCAGGAAAATTAGATACAAATACTAAAACTAATTTAAAAGTAGATCCTGAGAAAGTAATAGAAGTTCCACCAAAAAAAGAAAAATATTTGATCAAAGGATGAAGATAACTTACGGAATAACAGTTTGTGATGAAAATGAGGAATTAACTCAACTATTAGATAGTCTTCACTCATTAATTGAAGAAGAAGATGAAATAATTGTATTACGTGATTTAGGCAAAACAACGCCTAGTGTAGCTAGAACTTTAAATCATTTTAAAACATTATATAATGGTCAATTAAAATTAGTAGAATCATATTTAAATAATGATTTTGCTTCATTTAAAAACCAATTACTAAACGAAGCTACTGGTGATTATCTATTCCAAATTGATGCAGATGAAACACTAAATCCGTTTTTAATAGAAAACATAAAACCAATACTTCATATTAATAAA